ATGTCTTGAGTTTTCATATTCATTACATAGAATTTTCTATCAATAGCTGAAGCATTTAAGTCAGCACTATTGAATGCTAAGTCAGCTGTGTTAGGTATACCTGATAACTGGAATATTGAATCAACATAATATTTTAATAATGTTGTGACTCCATTTGCATCAACATCTTTAATTAACCATTCAGCATCCCCGCCTTCTTCTGTATAGAATGTTCTAGAATTCAAAACATATTCATCTTCTGTGATTCTATCAGGGTTGATTATAGTTTTTGTAGGGTCTTTAGGGTCTTTTATAGTTAATTTATTTTGAGCTTTATAACCAGATATTTTCATTTTACAATCTCTATCATTATACTGATAAGTATTTTTAACATTTTCTAATAGGGATTCATAAGTTGAAATGAATGCTTCACTATTTTCAATAATAGAGAAATCTATTTCAACTGCGAATCCCGGAACATCGTTCCAGAAATGTTCTTTTGATAGAGAGGTATCTTGATTAACTTCTTTATCACCATTAACTTCATAAACACGAATTCCGTCTTTATCAACTAATCTATATAATTCAATATCTTGTCCGTCTACTGTCTTATCTGTATACTTACTAATTATTGCTAATAACTTAGATGGAGTATTAGTATCCCAGATAGCAACTGTATTAAGTCCATCAAGATTAGTATATATTAACTCATTGTCTTCATTTTCATAAGCAACTTCATAACATGCTCCATAAAGTAATAAGTCTTTAATTAAGTAATATACTTCATTAGCATCATCATTATATTGAGTAATATAATCTATAATAGCTTTCATTTCATTAATAATATCATCAGCTAATATTTCTTGTTCGAAAACATTCTTTCTTACTTTAGAATCTAATTCACTTGGAACATTTACTGTGTAATCTGGAATTCCAGCAAGATAACCTGTAGCTAAATCAACTATAAACTTTTCAAATGGAACTTTCAAAGAAGTGCCATCATATAAAGTAGTAGAATCATTAGAACCTCTTGTATACTTTTGATATAAATCTTGTCTCTTGCTAAGAACTGAACTTACCTGAGTAAATAATTTCTTATATTCGTCCAATGTAAATGTAGCTAAATCAGTATTCTTGAATATCTTAATCATTTACTTCTCCTCCTTATTTTCAATTTAATTATATCATTATTTTTCTTTTTTGTGAACATCTAATGTAGATGGTAATTCAAATGTATTATCAACTAGAATTTCTATTCCGTGATTCCCTCCAAGTGCTTTGTATTGTTTATGTAAATCTTCTAAACAATATCTAGCATACTCAGGAAGATAACCAAGTTTTTGATATTCTTCACATTTACTTACTATTTGTGAACGAATGATAGCTAGAAGTCCAGCTTTCATAGCTTTATTATCTCCTCTAATATTATGAAGAGCTTTACCGAAGAAACTAAATAATGCAGTACATACAAATGGAATTGCCCATCTAATTATTGTCATTATTAAATCAGCTTTCATTTTACCTCCTTATTCTATAATATCTTTCTATCAGATAATTGAACATGTGAATTCTTCCAGAATTGTTCGCATGCATATCTTGTAGCATCAATAGTATGGTCATTACCATCTTGAGTTTTACTTGTGATATTATCATACTTATCTTTAAGAAATTCAAATGAAGTAAATTCTCTCCAGATATTAGGAGTCTTATTAATATCTATATAAATATGGTCTAAGTTTTGCAACCACTTAACTCCGAACTCTCTTGATTTAGGTCCTTTCTCTGCAGCTTCAATATCAAGTCCCATATCATATAACTCATCTATGATTCTCAAATCTATTTCACTAGTGATTCTTTCATTAATACCAGTTTCTTCTTGACAATCTGTGATTCTTTCATATATCTCTTGAGTCTTTAATCTTATCTCATATCTTTCACCTATAGCATATAAGTCATTGTGAACTTCATCATAATACCATACTACGTATGCTGTGGGGTCTGGTCTATAACCGAAGTCTAAACCACAAGCGAATGTATCCCATCTTCTTAGAACATCATCATCAATATTATCATAATTGTATTCATAAATATTAGTAAATACTTTCAAATCATTATTACCAGGAAGTCCTAAGATTCTATGTTTATATTCCTCAGGGTTATTTTCTTTCATAAATTCTATATCTGCCCACTGTGCTGGAGTTGTCCATTCTTTAGGAATATCATACACAGTAGTATGTAGATAATAATAATCTGGTCTCTTGGTTCTAGACTTAACACTGTACCAATGATTTCTATTGAAAGGTGCATTACTTACATAATACACATTGAAGAAAGGTCCACCCCTCATAAGTGTTAGATTCGTTTGCTCTATCTGAGTATATGAATCGAACTCATCACTTTCTTCATAGAGTATGTCCTTGAAATAAGTTCCTGGTCCAGGTTTGAAGGACTTAATCTTTCTATAATCTTCCGGACTATTAAGAGATGCAAACTCTATAGTCTGGTTGGTACCATTCCTACGAATTTGTAATGGAGACTTTGTCCAAGTGAATTCATCACTTAGTTTTAAAAAATCTATTGCCCATAAGAATTGATTAAATACAGATGAAGCAAGTGTTTTCTGGAATCTTCTTATAGCCATCGCACTTGCTCTAGGGTCTTCAATCATATCTAATATAACTTCAATAGAAACATCTGAAGACTTAGCACTATTTCTTCCTCCTTCTATAAAGTTATGAGTAGAAACATGATTCTTTCTATTCAAATGTAATCTTCTATAGACTGGTGCTATTACTTCTGTTAATGGTAATCTATTACTCTCCATCAGAATCACCATCTTTCTCAAATACAGCATTCTCTTCTGTGATATTATCTATAATAAGAATTCTATCTGTTCCATCTAAAGGAGCTATTGCATCTAATGCATTTAAAGCATTGATAGCACTTATTCTTTCAGAAAATGAAGGTTCTACCTTAACATAAGTGATTCCATTTTTAGAATTCCTTGCTTGTTCTATAGTGAAGTTCCCTTTAGCTATATTTGAAAGAATGATTTTCCTTTCTATTGTATCAATTATTTTTTCTCTTGAATATAATACTTTTAATTTATCAATAAGTTCTCTGTTATCAGTCATCTTCTTAATTGTATCAGTATTAATATCAATACCTTTATCTGCAATCCAAGAAGAAATGTACTTCAATAAGAAAGAAGCAGTTTCTTCATCAACATTTTCATCTACTAATACTGAATTAATAAAATCTCTATCTGACATATTTGCTTCCTCCCTAGATATCTTTATTTCAATTTAATTATATCTTAAAACAATAAAAAAGTAAACACAATGGTCTACTTTTCTATATTATATATTTATTATATCATAGTCTGTGATTCATGTAAATATTATATGTTGAAATATTTTTTAATGATATCATATACTACATACATGCTTGCTGCTTCTATTGATTCAAAGCATTTACATCTATTGTAATAAGATTCTTCTGTGAACATATTAGCATTTCCCTTTGGAATAGTAGTTTCTTCCCATACTACCATAGGGTCATCACTATTTCTTTGAGCACATATCCAGATGCAAATTGATTTGTTATAATTTTCATTGTGATGGACTTCTAATACATATCCTTGTTCTCTGCAATTATAGAAAGTTTCTACTGAAGCATGTATGGAATCTTCATCTGAGAAGTAATAATTCACTGTCTCTATAATATAATCACCATACTTCATTCCTCTATTTCTTGTTATATTCATATTAATCTTCCTCCTTATTAATAGCTTTATATAATTCTCTTATATAGAAATCATCTTTCTTAATATCAATGTAGTGATATTCATTGAAGAAGTTTCTCTTATATTTCAAATCTTTATATTCCATCTTCTTGAAATCCATTTTCTTAAGTCTTTCAATATTTTCTTCTAATGAATGATAATAATCTAATAACCATTTAATTCTATACTCTGACTTTATCTCATATATCACATTTGAATTTCTAAAATCATCTAATGCTTTTTGTGCTAATTCAATTTCCTTTTGCTTTTGAATTTCCATCTTAGTAGTATCTATCTTTTCTCTTGGTTGTGATTCTAACTTCTCAATCTCTTTAATAGCTACTTCACAAATTCTAATAACATCATCTGGGTCAATACTTGAACAATAATTATATTTGTCACAATTCTTATACCACTCACTATCTTTATAATCATCATATATATAATTTTCTCCAGAATATGGAATTCTAATTGATAAAAAATAATCTCCTCCATCTTTCAAATAACTAATACTTAAATTCTTATACGATAACAT